GACAGTTATTTTGCGTTGGTACGGGTGTACTAGGGTCGCCAAGCGGTTTCCAAAAACCCGAACTTCCCTAACCTACAAAAGTATCCCAACGACCGATAAATATTATTGGAAAATGACTTTCCAAAACCTTCAAAACAAAAAAAATTTCCCAGCAAAAAAATGACTGAAAACCTCGTTATTACTGAAGAGACTACATTAGAACCTGCGGCACCCGAGTTTGAGGAATCGGCAAAGGCTATGAGTGACCTCAGACAGGATCCGAAGTTCATGGTAGCAATCCATGAACGCCAACTAGAGAGAATGGCGAGTATCATTGAGGAACTCGCAGAGCGTCTCATTAGTCTTGAAGCAGCAGTCATTGAGCTTGAGACAGCAACGCGATTCCCCCATGCAGATTCGCCCGTACCCAATTTGCCCCATGGACCCAATGCTAAACTATGACGACAAACTACGATCCAAACATGTATGAAGAGATTCTTTCAAACTTTGATGCATTTTGCGATCAGTTTGAAGGAGCAGCAGCAAGACGATTTGCAGGATTAGATGATGCCTCTAGACAACCAATTGATAATGCAGAAATACAACGAGCTACTCCAGTCGCTGTCCGAGAGGTTGACGACGGTGGAGACGAGGGTGTCTCAATTAGAACGCCCCCAGTTGATGTACAAGCCGCCCCGATGCCAAGACTATCAGACGATAGCGGAGACATTGGATGATCTACATAATGCAGTAGAGGAGTTAAGAAATGTCAGGAGAGATCGTCAATCCAGCGATGATTGACACATTATCAGTGATTGGTCCTACAGGGTATTATCCCCTTCCGATTGGCGGTGTAATTTACACATGCGATACGATTAAGACTAGTTTAGGAGCACCCGATCCCGAGGTGCCTTTGCCAGTTATAATCATGGATCCTGATGAGTCTCCTGGCACACACCCCTTTGTACCTGGGACACCCATTCCGCCGTACCCAGGACCGCCTGCACCGCTTATAATTGAGCGTCCAGCACTTTTACCCGTGCAGAACAAATCAGTGTTCTTTGAGGGCAAACTCGTGGCAGTGGCAGGTGATCATATGACTACTGCTCCTACGACCACGCCGCAGACGAGACCGATCATTGAGAATGGGTTGACATCTCCGACAATTTATCCTACAATCAAAATTGGTACACAACTTCCTATTAGTTAAGAAATTATGGCACGAGCAAAAGTTGGTCTGAGTGGTAAGAAGATTATTGAGTCTAAGCCAAAGAAGAGTCGCCAAGGACAGGGGCAGCACACAAAGCTTTCTGCAACCAGTCGCAATGGTGCTAAGAAGCGTTATCGTGGTCAGGGTAAATAGTCTCTGAGGAGCGAAACGCCGAAATCTCCGAAGTATATCGTATAGAGGAAAACCGATGGGCAATTCACCAGTTGATAAAAGTAAAGACTTTATTGATGATGGGATGACACTGATTACTGAAACTGACAGTGATCGTTATCTAGATATAGCAGCGAAACGCAATCGTAACAAGCGAAAGGAAGAACTATACGATATTCCAGAAGACCGCCTAAGTCGCCCCTGCGGGGGTGCTGGCGGTTTTGACGACTTTGTAGAACGTTGGCACGAAGACACTAAATAACTAGTGACTTCGTATAGGTTTAATGGCAGAATCACTCTCGTTTAGAGATGTAAATGTTGCTTTTAAGAAGCATCCTGTAACTGATGACGTTGTTGTCAGTAAGGATAATGCTGCAATTAAACAGGCGATAGTTAATTTATTATTAACAAATAAGGGAGAGAAGTTGTTTAATCCAGATTACGGATCAAACATTAGGAACTTCTTGTTTGAACCCTTGGATTATGCTACTGCTGGTCAAGTCAATACTAATATTAGATACACCATCAATACGTTTGAACCAAGGGTCCGAATTTTATCATTATCAACAACACCGAACTTTGATGACAACGGTTTTGATGTTGAGTTGACGTTTGAAATCAGAGGTTCTGATCTCCCACCTGTTGCGGTAGAATTTTTCTTAGTTAGAACAAGGTAATGCCATACACTCAGTTAAACAATCTAGATTTTGCTGATATCAAAACGGCTCTAAAAGAGTACATGAGATCTCAGTCAGATTTTGTTGACTATGATTTTGAAGCTTCGGCATTAAGTCAACTATTAGACGTTCTAGCGTATAACACTTATTACACTGCGTTCAATACGAACATGGTGGTAAATGAGTTGTTTTTGGATTCTGCTACTCTGAGAGATAACGTAGTAGCACTAGCAAAGCAACTCGGATATAACCCCAAGTCAGTAACAGCACCAAAAGCAGTTGTTGACACAACAATTACTTTCCCAGGAACTGCTCCTGCTGCAGTTATCTTTAAGGCAGGTTCTGGATTTGTTACAAATTACGACGGATCTCTGTATCGTTTTGTACTTAATACTGATAAGAGAGCACCTGTTGTCAATGGTGTTGCAACGTTTGAGGATCTTGAGATTTATGAAGGATCTTTTATCACTACAAGAACAGTTGTCAACACAACTCTAAAAGATCAAAAATTTACAATTAATAATCCATCGGTAGATCTAAGCACTCTAAACATTAGAGTCTATCAGTCAGCAAACTCAAATGTATTTGAAGAGTATCAAGTTTCTGACAATATCTTAGATATTGGTGCCGAAGACCAAGTATACTTCATTAGTGAAGTTGAAGATGAAAGATACGAGGTATTCTTTGGTGATGGTATTATTGGCAAAAAGTTAGACAATAATCAAGTCGTAGAGATTACTTATATTGTTACCAACGGTGCAGTAACAAATGGTGCCAAAACTTTTAATTTTAATGGTCAAGTAACGGATGGTGATGGCATCAACATTAACATACCATTTAATGTAGCAATTACAACTGTTGAAAAGGCAAATGGCGGTGCTGACATTGAGAGTATTGCAAAAATTAAATATAATGCTCCTAAGTTCTACAGTTCACAGAATAGAGCAGTAACTGCAAATGATTATGCTGCTATTGTAAGAAATCTTTATCCAGCAGTTAGTGACATTATTGTTTTTGGTGGAGAAGACCAGGAACCCCCTGCATATGGAAAAGTCTTTATTGCAGTAAAACCAACTGAGGCATCAAGTCTTTCTTCATACACAAAAACAGAATTAAAGAGAGAACTTAGAAAGTATACTGTTGCATCTATTCAACCTGAGTTCGTTGATCCTTCAATTCTTTATATTGAGATTGATAGTTCAATTTATTTTGATGGATCCAAAACAACGTTACTTCCTGCTCAAGTAGCAGCGAAGGTATCTTCTGGTATTTCGGAATACTTGAATACTTCCCTAACAGAGAAGTTCAATGGTAAGTTTCGTTATAGTAAATTTGTTGGTGTAATTGATGGTGCTGATCGTGCTATCAACTCAAATAGCACCACGATTACAATGAGGAAAGATTTCTATGCACAAATCAATTCCACCTCATACTATGAGATTTGCTATCAGAATCCATTCTTAGAAGATTGCGATAAACCAGTTGTTTCTTCTACTGGAATGACAGTCTTTGAATACCCAGATTACACCACATATCTTGAGGATAGATCTGGCAAAATGGTCCTATATAGACTAGATCCCACGACTGGAGAAAAAATTCTCCTGAATGATTCTATTGGCGATATTGATTATGCCAAGGGTGAAATTATGTTATATGACTTCACTATCCTAAAAGGTTCATTCTCAGACAACCGCGTTGAACTAAGAGTCAAACCTGCAAATAAAGATATTGAAGTAAAGCGTGAGGTATATCTGGATGTTGATATATCAAAGAGTAAATTTGTAGCATACAAAGAGTAGTAGTAGATGCTTAAGACTGCTAATAAAATCTCATTTCTAGTTGAGTCCCAACTACCAGACTTCATTAATGAAGAGTATGAACTTTTTAGTAAGTTTATACAGAAATACTATGAGCAGTTAGAAATCCAAGGTCAACCCTTGGATATCATTTCTAATATCCAAACATATCGTAATATTGATTTCTATGAGAAGAATATTCTCAAGCAATCAACAACATTGACTGGATTTATTCAGAAGACCGATAATACTATTACAGTTGATGATGCAACATCATTTCCAAAGAATGGTGGGTACATCAAAATTGATGATGAAATTTGTTTCTACCATCAAAGAACAGATACACAGTTTTTAGAAGTTAGTCGCGGTGTAAGTGGAAACACCACTATTGGTGATTTATATACAGAAAGTAATTTTATCACCACTCAGTCTGCTGATCATGTTGCTGGATCAACAGTACAAAATATCAGCAACTTATTTTTGTATGCTTTCATCAAAAGTTTTGAAAGTCAGTACCTAGCAGATTTCCCTGAAGAATATCTCAAAAAAGATATTGATAAAAGAACGTTAATTAAAAATATTGGATCGTTCTACAAGTCAAAAGGTACAGATAGTTCTATTAAATTTTTATTTAAAGCATTAATTGAATCTGATCCAGAACCAGAGATTTCATATCCAAAAGATTTCACGCTGAAGTCTTCGGATTCAAACTGGATTAATGTATATGCACTGAAAGTAAAAGTTCTTTCTGGCACAGTAGAAGATCTAATCGGAAAGACAATCGTTCAGGATGTAGTTGGCAACTATGCCGCTGCTGTTGTTGATAACGTTAGATATGCTGGAAGATTTGATGGTGAAGATCTTTATGAGTTAATTCTGTCAGAGCAATCAGTAAACGGAACATTCTCTATTGCTGCTAGAACCAAACTTACAGAACAAGTTGATGCTTCTGTTGTTTCTGGTGACAGAATCAACGTCTTCTCAACAATGGCATGGAAGAAGTCTGGTGAATTTAAGATTGGAACCGAGACTTTTACATTTGAAGACAAGAATGTAAATCAGTTTATCCTCAAGTCCAGAACAGGAACTGGCACACACCCCGTAGGATCGTCTGTAACCTATGGTGCCAATGTTTCTGGTGCGGGTGTGACTATGTTGGTTTATGGTGTCTTGTACGCCACAGAAACCGCCTCTCAGCATCCATATTCAAACCCTGGTGATAGATTAGAAATTTCTGAACCAGGATTCTTAACAAATGATGTCAAAATCTTTGACGCACAAAATAATCTGAGATGGAAGACCACTTCTTCTATTCCATTCTCATCAAATCAGGCTGGAGTTGCAGCATCTATTGCAGATTTAAATTCTAATGTGTCTGCAATCTTTGAAGATGGTGAAGGATACTACATTACTTCGTCTGGTTTCCCTTCCCATGATATTATCTCTGCGTCTGCTACTGTTCCTGCAGATGTTCAGGATCAGAAGTTACTTAGGATCATTAGAAAGCATCCAATCTCAACAACTGAGATTTATGAGACTAAGTACAGAGATGTTGGTATTGCTACAAATGGTATTCCATTCTTAAGTTACAAGGATGAGGAAGTTATTCTGAATGGTCCTATTCAGAAAATTAATGTAACTGCTAGAGGAAGAGGATATCAGAAAGAACCATTTGTTCTTATTGATGGAATTGCAAATCTTGCAAGGACTAGACTTGCTGGTCAGGTTGTTGAGTCTGTTATTGTTGATAATCCAGGAAACTATGCAGCAACTCCTACTGTGGAGATCGTTTCTGGTAGAAATGCAAAGGCAACTGCTGTTGT